GTAAGAAGGATTACTGTATGCCAAGACTAAGTTTATATCGCCCTAATCGACAAAACGATTACAAGTTTATTGACCGCACTGTTATGGAAATGTATCAGGTTGGCGGTGTGGATATGTTTATTCACAAATATCTCGGACCACAAGTACACGGAGATGATAGCTCAAGTGTAAGCGGAGGCACACAAGATGCCACACAACCTGCTTATAGCACTGAGTCGCCACTGTTTATCGAGGATCTATTTCTATTAGAAAACAGAGATAGAAAATATGATAACGATATATACCAAATGCGTGGAGTATACAACGCACAGGACATTGATTTTGATCTAAGTCAATTTGGATTGTTCTTAAATAACGATACACTGTTTATTACATTTCATTATAATTTTATGATAGACACAATAGGTCGTAAACTTATGAGTGGAGACGTACTTGAATTACCAAACCTTAAAGATTTTAACCCTCTTGATAGCGGTATCGCTAGAGCTATACCTAAATACTATGTAATACAAGATGCGGCATTTGCTAGTGAAGGATTTTCACAAACTTGGTTACCCCATTTGTGGCGTGTTAAAGCAACACCACTTGTGAGTGCTCAAGAATACAATGATATACTCGACAAGCCTTTTGAAGTTGAAAACATTTGGGATAATGGAAACTACTACCCAAGTGGTAGTATTGTTCTCAGTGGAGATACCTATTACAAAGCAATAACAGATGTTGATCCTGGCGTTGATATTACCAGCACCATACACTGGCAAGAATTTGCACCTAAAACTGAAATGGAAACATTTGGTACTGTTGTTAAGGATAGATCAATAAACGATGCTATACTTACACAAGCTGAATTTGAAGTTCCACTTAGTGGTTACGACACTGTTAAATTTTATATTGTGCCGACCAATGAAGATGGTTCACCAGCCGATCCCAACAGTTATACAGTAGACAGCAACGGTATTACTGTAGACACTACAAATATTGATGTTGATGGACAACCAGTATCACCAAGAGCAAACGGATACACCTTAGGATATTTAACTGGTGATGGACTTGCTCCAAATGGATTACCAGTAACCCCGGGTATTAGTTTTCCAACCAATCCACAGAGTGGAGATTTTGCACTTAGATTAGACTATTACCCAAATAGACTTTTTCGCTATAGTGGTTCAAGATGGGTTAAGTACGAGGACGATGTGAGAACTAATTTAACACCAGGTGATAAAACTAAAACAACTGCTGGAGGCAATGTAGTTACATCGCAGACACAACGTAGTAGTTTTGTTAACAACACAAATGAAACTGCAACAGAAGATCGAGGAAACATTCCACAACGTCAAGCACTTAGTAAATTACTTAAACCGCAGGCTGATAATTAATGGCATTAACTCAATTCTTTTACGACGAACAAATACGCAGATTCTTATTGCAGTTTACCAGAGTATTCTCTAACTTTCAAGTAGAATACGGAAGAACCGAAGACAACACTGCTAAAGCATTGTATAGAGTTCCTGTGCGGTATGGTGATGCTACTAGACAAGCTCAAACCATTATACAACAAAACAGTGCAAACAGTTTGCCTAGTACACCTTTGATGACATTTCATGTTACCAATTTAAACTATGCACGTGATAGAATACAAGAACCATACTATATCGAAAAACAAAACGTAAGACAACGTTTATGGGACACTGAATCAGAATCCTACGAAACTACACAAGGTAATGCTTTTACTATTGAAAAACTTATGCCTGTACCTTTTGATTTAGAAGTTAACTTGGATATCTGGACATCAAATACCAATCAAAAATTACAATTATTAGAACAAATATTAACATTGTTTAATCCAAGTTTAGAAATACAAAGCACAGAAAATTTCATTGACTGGACAAGTCTCAGTGTTATGTATCTTGAACAGGTTACTTGGAGCTCAAGAAGTATTCCAATGGGAACAGATGATGCCATTGATATTGCTACACTGAGATTTGTAATGCCAATTTGGATTTCACCTCCTGCTAAGGTTAAAAAACTTGGTGTGGTTGAGAGAATCGTAGCAAGTGTGTACGACGGCAACGGAGATATAAACGAAGCAATATACGATAATGATTTGCTTATGGGTACTAGACAAAAGTTTACACCTTACAGTTATCAAACACTTTTACTAGGTAATCAATTACAAGTATTACAACCTAGTGCAGTTGTTTTAAATAATCAAGGTGTTGAAGTTCCTACTGCTCCACCAAGTAATCTAATGTGGCATACTGTGGTTGACCTATATGGTAGTTTACGAAACGGAATCAGTCAAATAAGACTTGACAATCCATATGATGATACAATTATTACTGGCACTGTTGCCTATCACCCAACTGATGATCGATTCTTATTGTTTACTGTGGACACAGATAGTACTCCACAAAATACGTTAACAGCCGTTAATGCAATTGTTGATCCGCAACGTAAAGGTCCAGAAACAGTCGGAGGAGGAGGGTATGGGCTTCCTGCTGCCGCAACAGGACAAAGATACATGTTTATAACAAATTCAACAGGCAGTAGCAGTACAACCGATCCAGGAAATGCAGAAGCATGGAGAGGCACAAACGGTACACCATTAGTAGCCAATGCCAATGACATTGTGGAATATGACGGCACACGTTGGAATGTGGTGTTTAACAGCAGTCTTGATAGCACTGTGCAATATGTAACCAATACAACTACTCTTGTTCAATATCGATGGGCAGCTAGTGAATGGCTTAAGAGCTATGAAGGGTTGTATCCTGAAGGTGAATGGAGTATAGTACTTTGATCAGTGCAGTTGGAGTTTGGTTTTACAGTGTAACAACAGACAGGTATCTGTACTTGTTACGCAATGACTCTAAAAATCCAGGTTGTTGGGGATTACCTGGTGGTAAAGTAGACTTTGGTGAGAATCTCAATGAAGCTCTACAACGTGAATGTCATGAAGAAATTGGATTGTGGCCTGATGTTATTAAACTGGTACCAATTGAAAAATTTACCAGTATTGACAACCATTTCAGTTATCATACATTCTTTTGTTTGGTTGACGAGGAATTTGTTCCTGTGCTAAACAACGAACATTATGGGTATAGTTGGATAAAATCCGGAGTGTGGCCAAAGCCGTTGCATCCTGGGTTGTGGACTACTATTAATTTTGAAGAAATACTAAAGAAAATTGATACAATCAAAAAGTTTCAAATATCACAATGTGAAACAAACTGACCGTACTTCCATTGAACAAAGTTTCTATTCTGTCTCCACTCATCTGGAGCAAGTTTACCATCTGACACATATATAAATTGCACACTTGGATAGGTTGTCATAATATTAGCAAGTTCGTTAATTTTCTTTTGATTAGTACCTTCATCTTCGTTGGTTCCGTCTACACCAACTAGGTATACTTCTTTGTGTCCATCAAAACATGCTAACCAAGCAGCAATTGTAACACTGTTTCCTCGTTCACCGTATGGAACTAGATAAAATTCTCCTGGGGTAGAAATACAATTTCTTGCATTACTGTACACAGTTACTTTTTCACTGTATTTTTGTTCGCGTATTTCAACAAGTTTTTCTTGATCGTATTCAATATAAAAATCACATTGCATTTCTCGCCAGCAACCTTCGGTTCCGTAACTTTGTAAACGCTTGCGACCTAAATGCCAGCCTGCGTGTTTTTCTATATTATTTTTTAGATTGAACTTGCCGTGGAGTTTTGTGGTGTATCTACTTTGACCGTTTCCAATAACCACCGCACGTCCTGAAATGTGTTGGTTCTCAATTGGATTGTCAATCCATTCACGTTCTTGAACTTTTTTACCATCTTTGATTGTGTTGCTTGTGATTACAAACTCGCCGTCGTAATCAGTTCTGTATCTCTCAGACACTAGAGCCTGCCTACTACTACTTCAATTGTACCTTCTGTTCCACTAAAGTCTTCTAAGGCTTTTCCAATTACTGTGCCCATTGTTGGATTAGATTCTGCTCTTGCTCGACCGTCTGCAGTTGACACCATCATGTCACCCTTGTGTACAGGCCCAACAACTTTTGTTGGAACTCTTCCTGTAAGTGCTAACGCAACTGTGAGAGTTCCTTGTAAATCACTATTCATTAAGTAAGCTGGATCTGTAGATACTACACCTGCAACTTTTGGACTTGCATCTTGATTACTTACTGTAACTTCTAACGCACCATCAAAAATTAAAACTGTTCCAGGGTCATATGCTGAATCAGCAGTGTAACGCTCGGCCAAGTCAGCGTATCTTGCTGATGTTGCTGTTAATGTAGCAATACCAGCACTAAACTCACCACTTGCACCACGTAGTACAATTTGGTTAGCAGTATTTGCACTTGCAGCTGTTGTTGTAGCTGAGTTTGCTTGTGATGTTATTGTAGATGCCACACCAGTTAAGTTACCAATAAACACTGCACTAGATAATGATCCAGTACTAGGATTGTATATTAATCCACTGTCTTGTTTTACAGCAGTTAATGCACCAGTTGTAGTACTCGCAAAATATAACAAGAAGTTAGTGTTTGTAGTAGTATCACTAGTAATAGTTGCACC